GCAAAAGCACCTGATATAATAGTACTATCCAAATGACGGAAGGATAAGACATGGCACACGTACATGCAAAGGGAACACGCGCGGAGGCAACCTCTCCTATCTGGTTGCGCACTGGCGCACAGATTGGTCGACTAGCAAATGAATGGGCAGGACGCTCAGACCTAGTCGCCTACGTAGGTCCAGGAGCTGGTGGTCCAACTCCAGCCTGTTACAACCCACAGCTCGCTGAAATCGAAGTCAATGTTGACGTTGCCTTCGCTGCAGGAATCAATCCTGAGACAATTGGCGACCTATCAGAGCGTGCGACTCAGTTCGAGTGGCCACGTGCTTCAGGAGCAATCTTCCACGAGGCACTTCACGCAAAGTACTCACGTTGGTCATTGCCTGCAGCACTAGAAGCTCTCACCGAGCGTGAGTACACAGCAATCAATCTTCTCGAGGAAACTCGAATCGAATCTATTGGAGCTTTTGAATCTCCACAGAATCGTCCATTCCTTCGCGCATGCGCACTTGACATTGTGTTAGGTGACATGAAGGAAGCTCCAGAGATGTCATCAACTCGTATGGCTGCACAACTTGCAGGACTCACTCTTGCTCGCGTAGATGCAGATGTGTTAGAGCGTGAAGACGTTGAGGCAATCGCAGATCTACTTGACGCGTTCATTGGCGAAGACCTTATGGTCAAACTTCGCTCAATCTGGAATCGCTTCCAAATGCACGATGACCACGTAAACGCAGAACCACTATACGAACTTGCGCGTGAGTGGGTTCGCGTAGTAGACGAAGCTGTTGAAGAGCGCGGCGAATCAGAGACCAATGAACCTACTCCTGAAGAGCAGCAGTTCATGGAAGAACTTATGGACGCACTTGCTGAGGCAGCAGAGATTGCAGCCATCAATGCTCAGGGTGATGTTGATGACCAACAGACTTCTGAGGAATGGCAACAGCAGGCAAGCAGCAAAGCTTCAAAGGCTAAGGAATCTAAAGACCACAAGGACACTGCAAATGATGTGTTCGCAAAGGGAACTGGTCCACAGCCACTGTCAAAGACTTCATCACGTCTTCGTGAGAAGCGTATGCCAACTGGTGCGGAACGCTCTGCAGCAGTGAAGGTTGCGACAATGCTTGAAAAAGCGAAGTACCGTGAGCGTGATGCAGTTGAGGTCAAGTCAGTTCTTCCTCCAGGTCGTCTACGCACTGGTGCACTTGTGCAGGGTGCAGCTCTAAAGGCGAAGGGTGTTATGTCACAGACAGAACCTTGGCGTCACACAAAGCGCACACAGACTGATGAACCAACATTGACTGTTGGCGTAATGGTCGACATCTCAGGTTCGATGTCAAGTGCGATGGAGCCAATGGCAGTTACTGCTTGGGTGATGTCTGAAGCTGCCAAGAGAACACAAGCACGTTGCGCAATGGTTTACTACGGTTCAGATGTATTCCCAACTCTAAAGCCAGGACAGCACCTCACTGAGGTCAACGTGTACTCAGCTCCTGATGGAACTGAAAAGTTCAACAAGGCGTTCAAGGCACTCAATGGTGGATTGAATCTTCTCGATGGACGCGGAGCTCGTCTGCTCGTAGTTGTGAGCGATGGTTGCTACACTCCAGAAGAAGTTGAAAAGGCACAACACTGGATGAAGCGTTGTCAGGAATCTGGTGTCGGTATCTTGTGGTTGCCGTTTGACCACGCAGGATACGCTCGACGAATCACGCACGGAACAGATGCGGTAATCGTTGAGAACACTTTTGACCCAGCGAAGGCTGCGGTTGAAATCGGAAACGCTGCGGCGACTGCTCTGACAAAGGTGGGACAGCGTGCAGCTGCGTAATAGAGTTCTGGTGCGGGCGGTATCCTTCCGTCAGATAGTTCCGCCCGTACCAGACACCAACACTAAGGAAGACAGATGACAAACAACACCCCACTCTTTGATGAAGAGCGCTACGGCAAACTCATCGCAGATCTAAACACTGCACTTGAAGCATTCAACAGCACGGTCATCAGTACCGAGGTTCGTCGGATGCAGCTTGTGACAGAGCAGAAGCTACAGCTTGAGGCAATGCAGCAAGAGCATGCAAAGATTCTTGAGGAGATTGAGCAAGCGGCAAGTGGCCTCGAGGCAAAACTTGTAAAGCCGGCGGGCGCAAAAAAGCGACAGCCTGCTAAGGGAAATACCAAAAAGCCGGCGGGCACTAAGGCAGCCAGCTCTAAGAAGAAGGGTTAGCATCATGGCAAGAGAGATCTACGTAGTACACACTGGAACTGACACGTTCTTTACGATGGCAGACACTGGGTTCATCTTTGCCCGTGAGGATGTCGACAAGGAACGAGTAGCTGGGTCCGATGAATGGGAATCATTCGAGGAAGGTGGTAGCGCTGCTCCGATAGCCTTCAAGAATGGGTACATGCTAGATGAGACCCTCGCTGAGCACATCTATGAGCTAGCCAAGGCTTACCACGAGTACCAGGGTGAAATCACTGTCCTGATTGACCCCAAGTAGGTTTATCAAAAAGTTATCAAACTTTTTTGATTATTTTTGCAAAAAGTCAGGTAAATGGGCAAAGCACCTGTTATAATAGAACCATCAAGCAAAAACGCTTGATAACGACAAAGAGATGAAGGGAAGTGGTCGTATGGCCAGCACCGTGAAAACAAAGGTTGAGACAAAGGTCTCAATCGAAATGCCAGTTGCAGCTCTAAAGGGCGACGCTGGAAAGAAAGCAATCAAGGCGTTTGACAAGTTCAACGCAATCAAAGCTGCTCTGAAAGCAATCGAAGAGCAGAAGGCTGAAATTGAAGCCGAACTTCGTGAGATGCTTGGCGAAGCTGAGGCACTCACTGTTGAAGGTGTAGAAATCTTCAAGTTGGCACACCGCGTCAACACCAGCATTGACAAGAAGAAGTTGATGGAAGCTTTCCCAGAAGCGTATGACGCTACTCTGAAGCAGACAGCTTACGACTTCATCACTGCATCCTAAATCAGAGAGGAGCCCCGGCGAAAGCCGGGGTTCACTCCCTCTCGTAAAAAGCCCAATGACGGAAGGACCTAGCAAATGCTAGCTAAAGAAGCAATCAAACTTTTACAGGAATTACCTGAAGACAAACCAATCATGATTCAGTGGTTCACCCAGGAAGACACGGCGAACAACTTGAACACCGAAATCTCAGATGGACTGTGGGACAGGATGATGGTTATCTGGGATGACAACCCAGCGACTGACGAAGACTTCCAGCTACAGGAAATCAAGAACATGGCCGAAGACGACATGTTCGTCGAGGATGACGAAGAGGACGAGGAGGACGAGGACGATGACGAATAAGTTTATCCGAGTCAACACAGACTTTACTACAGAGATCATTCAGCTTGACGCGGACCCGAAGGTTGGGCTCAAGCAAATGCAGGACGCGGTTGGTGGTTGGGTTCAGTCAGTACCACTTGCGGATGACCTATCACTCTGGCTCAATGAAGAGGGAAAGTTCTCTGACCTCAAGATGAACACGGTTGCTACCATGCTGTGGACTCGCTTCTACGGAATGACAGACTTCGTTGTTGGCGATGTGTTGTTCGGTGGTGGACCTGATGCGGAGGGTGAGACTCTCGACATCTCTGCAACCTGGATTCACGAAATCGAACAGGCTGCAGCCAACATGCGTGATGCGGCTGAGGGAAAGATTACGGTGAGCTGGGAATGAGTACTCCAAGAAAAAAGAACGCGGCAGCTGGCGTGTGGGAAATCATCGATGTGCGGACAGGCGAGCGTGTATCAAAGTTTAGAGCTCGCAAACATGCGGATGTTGTTCGCTACCTAGACATGGCGCGAATAGGTCTTGGTCGTCCCATAGAGGACTTCGAAGCTGTGTTCATTACGGAATGGGAAGAGACTCCAAAGAATGGCTAGTCACAAATACAAGTACACATGGCGAGGACGTCTAATCCTTATCCTCGGGATTCTCATCAGCTGGTTGTCTACGATTCAGGCAACACTAATTACGGGCGATTCTCTATCAAAACGCAAGTAAATGCTGATTGACCTGTTATAATAGAACTAGCACCAAACAATGACGCACGACGGAAGGAGCTCAAGATGAGCACAAAGGCTGAAGTACTAGCAAGACTGGCAGACATCGCAGATGATGAAATCGTGGCTGTCCCAAGTATCTGGACAAAGCTAATCGCCGAGGAAATCTACGAGTATGCAGAAGGCGAAGAGATTGAGCTAACCACTGAGCAGTGGGCAAAGGTTGTCGAACAGTTTGAGAACGCGGAGTTCTTCGATGAGGAAGCAATGGTCACCTCAATCAAGGACGTCCTAGAGGACGACAAGTAAGTTTATCAGAATGTTATAAAAGAAATCAGGTAAATAGCCCAATCTACCTGATTCACCTGTTATAATAGAACTATCAACAAAACGTTGATAAACGACGGAAGGAAAGCAACATGGAAAAGAAATGGTGTTTGCTAAAGGTTTCAGATGGTTCACGCGGAACTGCTGGAAAGAAGAAGATTTACGAAGTGACTGTTTCAGGTTCAATCGTAAAGACAAGCTGGGGCATGGCTGAAAAGACAAAGCGCCAGGAACAGATTCAACAGACTTATTCAGATTCATACGCACGTCAGCTTGCGTTCATGAAGGTCCAGGAAAAGCTGGACAAGGGATACGAACTCGCTTACTCAGTGTAAGTGACCAAGAGCTGGGACCCCGCACTTCCCCCCATACGGTGCGGGGTTCCTTTCTCCCAAAAGGCACATGTTATAATAGTACTAACGACAAAGCGACAAGGAGTACAAAATGGATTTTGAACACGACACAACTGCAGGCGGAAGTCTTCAAGGATACATCTTTGATGTGACACGCGCGGAAATCGAAACAGTATTTGGAAAACCAACATTCGACGAGTCAGTCGAAGAGTTCTCAGGTGATGGAAAGCTCACTGTATCTTGGTGCCTTCGCTTCGAGGATGGAACTGATGCGGAGATCTACGACTGGAAGAGATATGAACTCGGAACTCCAGGAATGAATGAGCGCATCACTTGGAACATTGGCGGAAGTAAATTCCGTGCGGTAGAACTCGTTGCTGCAGAGCTCGGAGTTACTCCACAAACTTCACACAGCCTTCTAGTGCGAGCAGGTCTCGCATGAGCTGCGAGCACTGTGGTCTAGACACCAAGGAAGAACATGAGGCAGCTGCCCAGTTCAGTGCGGTTGACTACATCACAATGAAGCTCCTCGGAAATCAAAATGGTGGACAGTACGAGGAAGCAACTGAAAGAATCCTGTTGGCTTGGCGCACGCATGCTCTCCCAGAGTGTGACCCACTGGCAATCACGTAATGCAAAAGGCAATGATGAACATCACCGGGAAGTACGGTGAAGGTGAGGTCAGCGCGGTTGTGTTTGCACTTGTCTTCTACTCGCTCTGGTTTCTCGGAATGGTAATCAGCACAGTCCTGTTCACCCTTTCACTGGGCTACTCAGCTATTGTGGATTACAATGGAAAAAAGAAGAAGGAAAAACATGAGCGAGAACGAGAACTTCATCTGTCCTGATTGCTTCCTGCTACAGAGTGACATGCCCAAGCATCGCTTCATTGAGCATGGGGTAAAGCTTAGCGAGGAAGAGGAAGCTAAGATTCTGGCAAAGGCAAAAGCCGATGCGGCAAAGACAGCTCAGGATTCCAAGATTGACATGGAATACATGGGCAAGGATGGACCTACCCAACCCAAATAGTCGTACCTACCTGATATAATTGACTTACAATGACGGAAGGACACAAAATGGAAGTACCAGCAAAGCTCTATCATGCGGCACCAGAGTGCGCATTCGAGGGAATCATTACCGAAGGATTGAAATCCCATTGGGGTGAGATCTATGCAGCAGAGTCTGCAGGTCACGCACTTACATTCATGTGGTTCAGATTACTAGACCACTTCCACCCAGAACAGAAGCTGGTCATTGATGGTCATGAGGTTCCAAACCTAGTTGCCCACTCAGGAATCTATGTCTTTGAAATCGACACCACAAAAACCGACCAGTCCCTTTGGGATTTGGGTTCAGACCACTCTGCAGCTTTCTTTGGCGCGGACACAACGAGCTGGGTATACGCGGCAAAACAAATCCCAACCTCAGCTATCAACTACCTATCCAGCAGCTTCTTCTCCCGCGAGGTTATCGAAGAAGCAACAGCTTCAAAACAGCGTTAGGATTTTTCCATGAGCCTAGATAACCTACAAATCATAGACGCAGCTGACCACCGTAACGGAGTGGGAGGTATGCCTTTCAAGGTAGCACTTGTCGATGACCCGAGCTGTGGAGACACCAAGCTCGTCATCATGTTTGAGGAACAGTACTACACAGCAGTCCTAAGCCTGGACAAGCTGATTGAGAACGAGGACATTGGATTCGGATCCAACTCGTATCGTGGTGACCAATATGACGCGGCACTACGTGACGAATTGTTCTCTGACGAGTAACCTACCTGATATAATAGAACTACCAACGACGAAAGGATACAAAATGACAATCAACACAGTGGTAATCACGATTACCGACAAGGAAACTGGTTTCTACACCAAGCCAGCTTATGAGGTTCACTCATTTGAGCGAGCAATGGAAGTAATCGAATCCACAAAGAGCTTGCTCGCTGAGCAGGGTAAGACAGACACCCACGAGCTTTACTGGGAAGTTTCAGGTCGTGCCTAATGAGTATCATTACATCTCAGACAGTAGAAGACGCAATCTTCCTAGGTACCCTAGACGCGGACCTAACCAAGCTTGCCCTAGCCATCGAAGCTCGTCAGGCAAAGGTTCGAGCATCTATCAAGCCAACTGACTTTGGTATCGGTGACGCGGTTCGATTCAACAACCACTGCGGTACCCGCTATCTCGTAGGTCATACCGCCCGCGTGGTGGGTATGAAGCGTACCAAGATTGTGGTCAAGCTGGATAAGCCTATGGGTAGGTTTGCCCGCGTGACGCCAGGTGGTCAGGTAGAATCCGCCAACATCACAGTTCCAATTAGCATCGTGGACCCAGCCTAAACAGGCTGGGTTCAGGATACTATGGTTCCATACCTGGAGAGGGTAGGGACCCATGACAACCATCATTGCGATGCAAGGCGACGGCTGGGCTGTCGTTGGTGCGGATTCACGCATCACTGATAGCAATCGTCTCTACACCATGACAAAAGGTGCTGGCAAGGTTGTGTCAAACAACGATTACCTATTTGCAGCATCAGGTGACCTTCGCGCAATCAACATCATCGAACATGCATTCAATCCACCAGATGCAACTGGTTATTCTGGTAAAGACCTTGATGCATTTATCACCACAGACTTCATCCCAGCTCTTCGCAAGTGTTTTCAAGAACAAGGCTACGAAGAAAACGATGACAAGGACTCCAAGGAAGCTGCTGTTGAGCATGGCTCCAGCATCATCGTAGTTGTAAACGGAGTCATCTATGAGATTAGCTCGGACTACTCCTGGTTGCGGGACATCACTGGTCTGTATGCAAATGGCTCAGGTGGAGACTATGCAATCGGCGCGGCTCACGCAATGCTACCTGCCAAGGGAAAGCTTACAATAGATCTAGCGAAGGACATCTGCAAGGAAGCTCTGGCCATCGCAGCTAAGCTGGACCCAAGTTCCAGCGCACCGTTTATCGTTCACGTCCAGGAGGACTAACATGCAAGGGATCTTCGTTCAGCTGTATCGCAAGGCTGATGGCGAGTGGATCGGTCAGTTCCGCGATGCGGTAACAGCCATTCAGTACTTGGCAAGCATCGAGGCCGATGAAAATGACTACGAGCTAAAGTTTCAGGCAAGTAAGTACCCATCTGCCTGATTTACCTGATATAATAGATTCATAACGACGGAAGGACACCAAATGGCAAAGTCAGTGGTTATCTGGATTCATTGCTGGTTATGCGGCCAGCAGTTCTCAATCAAGGAAAGTGATTACACTCACCACGCCTCATGTGGTAAATGCTAGGACCTACCTGATATAATAGTTCTGTAAACGACGAAAGGACACGAACATGGACCTAAATGAGATGTACGTAGTAGAAACTCCAATGTGTAGCTGGTGCGGCAAGACCGGAGTAGTTGAGATGACATTCATCGACTACCTACGCTTCAGCGAGCGCGGTACTCAGCTTATACAGGATGTTCTGCCAGATTACCCAGTAGATGTGCGTGAACAGCTAAAAACTGGTTATCACCCAAAGTGCTGGACCGAAATGTTCGGGAGCTCAGAATGAACATCGTCTGGGTACTAATCCTCCTCGGGGTTCTCGTTGCGGCAGGCTTTGCCATCATTGCGATGGGACCAATGCCTCTCGATGACGAGGACCTCGATGATTGGGAAGACTTCAACCGGAAGGCAAAACGATGAGTGACCTATACGCACTGGTGAACCTTTGGTTACCAGATGGAACCTGGCGAGGCCAGTTCATGGACAAGGCAACAGCCGAAGCTTGGTGCAAGGCCAATGGCTATAAGCTGGAAGAGGTTGAGATCTCTAAGCGCGGTCCAGAAAGAAAGTCAAGAATAACTGTGCCAGAAGGCACACTTTCCTGATTTACCTGATATAATTAACCCATCAGGTAAAACTGGTACAAACGACGAAAGGACTCAAAATGAAGATCAATCAGTTCGCAGGATATAAAAACCGACGCAAGGCTGCAGTATTTTTCATCGCAGCAGCAGCTTGGTTCCCATACGCAGCAAACACATTCTTCATCTTCCCAAGCTGGGAATCAGCAATTGCGGCAGTGCTGCTAACTGCTGGTGGCTGCATCCCGCTCACAATCTTTGGCATCCACTTCATCAACATCGCGAATGAACAATTCGCAGCAGCTCGAAAGGCGGCAAACTAATGAGTCTAAACATCAACAACTGGTGGCTTTCACTTTACATCGACAACGTAATACAGCTTGACATCCAGGTTGGAGTCATCGGAGGAATCCTACTCATCGTTGCGGGTATCATTCTGTTCCGACGTACTCGTCGTCAGATGAAGCTAGACAACAGCCTAGCTCTGCTTGGCGCAGTGTACGCAAAAGGTAAGCCAGAGAAGTTCCGCCACTAATGAGAGGAACCATCCAGCGTGACAAACACTATGTCTACGGCACATGTGAAACATGCAGAGAAGAAAACGTACTCGTCTACGAGAACGCCGACAAGCTACTCTGCGCGGAACACACTCGTGAGTACATCCGTAACAACCCGACCAAACAAAAGTGTGACCGTTGTAACGACAGTGAAATCGTATTCCGTGACCCATCGCACCGTAGGAACGAGTACCTCTGTATCGAATGCCATCGCGAAGATGGGTTCGTCCCAAGTAACACCGTTGTGTACCGTGCAATGAAGGACGTCATGACGAGAGACAAAGCTTGAGTAGCTCGCTACTCACGGAGGCACGGGAGCTTCACAAAAAATCCCGAGCCTGGTTGCTGGAAGAGCCAGTAGCCGAAACCCCAAATGAAAAACCGACGAAAGGAAAGACCGTGGCAGCAGAAATTACTCCACAGGCAGCAGCTCAGCTATACTCACAGGGTAAGCCAGTAGTAGAGGTCGCAAAGGACCTAGGCATTACCTACGGGAAGGCTCGCAAGCTGATTGACGCATCAGGAACATCAATCCGTGACGCCTCGACCCGTCTCAAGGGCCGTACTCGTCCAGTCAAGTAGAACCATGCCTGACTGGTTGACCCGTCTCAGGGACATGGTGTGGCCAGCGGTACTTTCCGCGGTACTGGTCACACTAAACGTAATCCTAGCTCTATGGGGCACTGAGAGCCTCGTACTGGGCATCTCACTTGGCTCAGGGGCTATCGCAATGGCTATCCTGGCCACCAGAGAATAAATTGGCGCCCTCCTTCGGCGAATAAGCTGGGGGAGGGCCTATTTTCCTGATTCACCTGATATAATAGAACCATCAGGAAGCTCAGGGAAGGAGAACCAAATGTTCAAAGGAACCGTAAAAGATAGCGCGGCGTTATACGTCGTGGTCAAGGCAACCCGTTCACGTGGTGCTTCTCGCCATCGCGAACTGGTAAACCCATTCAAGGGAATCATGGACGACTTCAGAATGATAGCAACTCAAGCTAGCCAAATTGGAGTCCAGAAGGAAAAGGTGACGAAATGACAACAACACTAAACGCAAACGCAGCTTCAGAGAAGCAAACCAACTTCATCAACGACCTGCTTGCGACTCGTGAGCTTGAGCCAGCTGCGGCTGATGGCTTCCGCCTTGCCCTAGCTTCAATGGACAAGAAGGCAGCATCGAGACTTATCGGCGTTCTACTAGCTCTTCCTAAGAAGGAAGCCAAGGTAGATCCAACCACCGGCAAGTCCCAGCTTCAGGAAGCACTTTCTAAAGCACCTAAATCCAAGTACGCAATCCCGAATGACGAGCTGGACATCAGCCTCGTTGACACCAAGCTTACAGGCGACCACCTGTTCGTGGAAATCCGCGAATACATGGGCAACCTATACATGCGCCGTTTACACGGTTCAGTGGGCGCGTTCACCCGTTCACACGTATCGAACAAGGATGCGGTAACAATCGTGAACCACATCGCGAACGACCCATACAAGTACACCAGAATCTTTGGTCTGGTCTACAGCTGCTGCGGTTCATGTGGAGCCGAGCTTACCGACCCAATCTCACGTGAGCTTCAGCTTGGCCCTGAATGCCGCAAGAAGTTCGGAAAGTAGGTGCGGCTGTGATACTATTGGACCTATCGAAAGAGGAGGTACATCATGGCTGACCCAATTGCTATGCACATCGTGGCAACCGATGCCGATGGCAACATCGTGCATGACAGCTATGCAGCTCCCGAGGAAGCTCGCTACAAGGTGAAGCTCCTCAAGGAAGAGCTGTTCAAGGTTACGGTAGAACCAGTAACCGAACTTCCTGCAGGAGTAGAGCTGCCTGAATAGGCTGGCTCTAAAGTTTACAAAGCCGCTAACTGCGGTTTACAGTTATCCCCAAGACGAAAAGGACGTATTGACTATGTGGCTATTTACAGAAACCGGATTCGTATCCGCCGTACAACATCGCGACAACCCAGACCTATTGGTTGTCCGTTCCCGTGACCGTATCAGTCTTGAGCCGTTGTCTGGCTCAGCCCAAACGGACATCACGACAAACCCAGTATCAGATTACCCATACCGAACAATCGTAAGCAAGAACCTGTTCAATAACTGGGTAACCCAACAAATAGATTTCCTCGACTACCCCAACTTCAAAAACCAGGTTGCGGTAACCCGAGGGAAAAAGTTCGCACATACGTTGGGAAGCGTATGGTCGACGATGCTGAACGCAGAGGATGAGGAAGCTCATGAGATGCGTCGCAGCTATGAGGGCAAGTACTTTGCCAGCTAACAAAGTCGTTGAACGCGAACGAGCCGTAGGTACTCCTACGGTTGTCCCTGTCACCTACATAAGGAGGCGAACTAGCAATGCGAAGTTCCTCAAAAAGACTAGCACTGACGTCAGTAGCTTACGCGGTTACACTGATTACGGTATCCGTAGTCGCATCAACTCAGCTGAATCCAACATTGGTAAAGGCCAGTGCAGCTGACGTAATAACAGCATCACCAACAGCAACACCAACTCCAACAGTAAAACCAGCACCAACCAAGGCGGAGATCCTTGCGGCATACTCCAAGCAAAAGGAGCAGCTCAGCGATGAGCAGTTATCCGAGCTTCTGTATCTCGTAGGCTTCACCGGCAAGGCGCACAAATACGCCTGGGCAATCGTCCAGCGTGAATCCAATGGTCGTCCTATGGCCCACAACGGCAATAGTGACACCGGTGATAACTCATACGGGTTATTCCAGATAAACATGATTGGGTCCCTAGGCGCGGATAGACGTGCCAAATACGACCTAACAACCAACAACCAATTGTTCGACCCTGTGGTCAATGCAACCATCGCGTACCAAATGTCGCGTGGCGGCGAGGACTTCGGGTCATGGGGATTGGGTCCAAATGCCTACCGCTCAGGTGCGGGAGTGTCTAGTCTCAAGAGACTGGGCGAGTACCCTGGGGTTGTAGTGCTAACCAAGAGCTCCGACTAGGAACAGGATACTATTCATACATGAGCGAAATTGAAAACCAAGATCAACCAATTGTGGCTGAGCCTGCGGTAGCTGAAGAAGTTATCGTTGTAGCTGAGCCTGAGGCTGAACCAATTGCGGCTGAGGTTGTACCTGAGCCTATCGTTGAGGAAGAGGTAAAGCCTAAGGCAAAGCCTAAGGCTGAACCAGTACACGTACCACACGTTATTGGTGCGGGTGAGACCGATGAGGTCTTCTTCAAGCAATGTGTCTACAAGAACACATATGCACGCAAGTCATTGACAGTACATCACCTACAGCGTCGTCTAACCGAGCTTGGGTATGCGGATGCTAACGCAGACCGTGATGGCTGGTACGGCGACCTAACTAAGTCAGCCGTTGAGCAATGGCAAAAGGATAACGGGCATGAGCCTACAGGTATCCTAAAGGCAGACACCTTCACAGCTATCTTTGCGGGTGACAAGAATGTTACGGTAGTACTCCCAGAGTAGTACCTACCAAAAGGAAGGGCCTAGCGAACAGCTAGGTCCTTTCCTATTTTACCTGAAGGCGTGTTGCCTTGCGACTTACGATAGCTACGAGTCTCTAGGACAATCGTGTGATGCTCTAGCAAGCACCCTGGACAGAACCCATTCTTGTTCTTGCACACGCCTGAGGCATGTAGGTCAGACTCAAACACAAAGATCTTAGTCTTTAGTCGTCTGTTCTTATCTCTAGCTTGTTCCTGCAACATGGCTGACCAAGCTTCCTCAACAGTTCCAGGTGTAAGCTTAGTCACTGTAGTCAAGAACTCTGACTTGATTTCGTATAGGTATTTCTTCATAGACTGGGTGTCCTTCGTAGTCGTCGTTAGTAGATGATAAGCTCATCTAGTTCTATTATATCAGGTTATAAGGCATATTGGCACCTGCTTGTACAAATGTTTCCACAGATTTTTATGGCCTACGTCTCGTACTTGCAAACAACAGTGTCTGTTTCACTTCTCCACACTGCAAATCTCTTACACTTTGGAAAAAAGAAAAAAGCGCTCGAGACACTTGGAGAGTGTCCCAAAAGCTACTACTTCCCATTCTCACGTCCAAGGCAGTTTGACTAAACGTACTACTCTTTGTCTTCTGTACCGTAGATTTCGGCGGCCTAAGAATAACACACCTCCTAAATGTCACCCCGGTATGATACAATAGGTTTATGGCAAAACACAAGAAGCACGGCATCGCACTTCCACAAGAGGTGCATGAAACTTTCACCGCAATGACGGATGATCTTGACCGTAATGCGTACATCAAGGCTCTGCGTGAGAGAGGCTGGACCCTAGAGTCTATTGCTATCACCGCAGGTGTCACCCGCGAGCGAATTCGTCAAATCGCAAACGCCGCTCCCATGTCTGAGGCTATCCGCATTGCGGTGCAGGGATATCCAATCCCAGAGCCTCCGCTGTTTGAGGAGCCAACAAAGCGTGAGTTCGTTGAGCCAAGCCCCGAGACTCTCAAGCGTCTCCTCGAGCTTCAGCCATACGCGCAACAGGTGCGCTCCTATGGCTCTCAGTTCCGCAAGGAGGCTGAGGAATATACGTGGTTGCTAAACTATGCCCACACGGTTGAAAATGTCACCCTGTACCGCCTGGCTAAACGTCTCGGCGTAACACACGGCGCTCTTCGCTTCCGTCTTGCGCGCTATGGCTACAAGCAACCAATCACCGGAAACTCCAAGGCGTATACGCCAATCCTCGAGGAAAACCGTCAAAGGATCAACTAATGGCTAGAAGTATCATGGAGAACCTTGCGCTCCTATCCGAGGAAGAGCGTATGCAAATTCTCCAGGGGTTTGACCCTGAGCAGGTCCTGTGGGACTGGTCCCTCTGGGGACGCCCGGAACAACAGGCACCTGCGGGTGATGACTGGAACATCTGGTTGTATCTCGCTGGTCGCGGTGCTGGTAAAACACGTACCGCGTCAGAGTGGGTTCGCGAACAGGCTAAGTACACTAACACTGGCCAGCGACGTTTTGCGCTCGTTGCACGTACCGCCGCGGACGTGCGTGACGTTATCGTTGAAGGTGAGTCGGGTATCATCAACGTTACCCCGCCAAGTGAGCGTCCACTATACGAGCCGTCAAAGCGTCGTCTAACGTGGCCCAATGGAAACACGGCTACTTGTTTCACCGCAGATGAGCCGGATTCGCTTCGTGGTCCGCAATTTACGCATGCCTGGGGTGACGAGGTTGCCGCGTGGCGTCAAACTCCTGACGCAGCTGGCATGACCGCATTTGATAACCTTCGTGTTGGTACACGTCTTGGGCAAAACCCAAAGATCATGGTTACCACCACTCCAAAGCGTGTTCCGCTTCTTTACTCCCTTCTCAATGAGGCCGAGAAAACTGGCAAGGTTCGTGTTACCCGTGGTTCGACTATGGATAACGCTGGTAACCTGTCTGGCGCGTATCTAGACGCCATCAAGGGCGTGTACGAGGGAACTCGTCTAGCGCAGCAGGAACTATACGGTGAAATGCTGGACCAGGTCGAGGGAGCGCTCTGGACCGAGGAGATCATTGAACGTAACCGCGAATCCGCCATGCCGTTAGGGATGCCGCTGCGTTGTATCGGCGTTGACCCGTCCGTCGCGGAAAATCCAAAGGACGAGTGCGGTATCGTTGTTGTTGCCTCATCTGGCGAGCGCGATTTGTATAAGCGCAACGCTTGGGTACTTGAAGATGCGTCCATTCACGGATCTCCAACCGTCTGGGCGGAGAAGGTCGTGCAGATGGCTCGCAAGTGGGGCTGCCCGGTTATTGCCGAGGTTAACCAGGGTGGTGCACTTGTTCGTAACGCAATCAACACGATTGATCCAAACGTAAAGGTCTTGGAAGTTCACTCCAAACACGGCAAGCAACTCCGAGCAGAACCGATTACGCTCGCGTATGAGCAAGGTCGTGTTCACCACCTTGGATATCTTGCCGACCTTGAGTCACAGATGCTAAGCTGGATTCCAGGCGAGGGCAAGTCCCCGGACCGCGTTGACGCGCTGGTTCACGCACTTACAGCTCTCATGATTAAGCCGCCGCAGGGTTTCTCCGGTGGTAAGTTAAGTGCACGTTCTGTTGCACACCGCAAGATTCCAAACATGAGACCTG